CTTCCTTGCCCTTGGTTATATAATGTCACCTGATAGCTCTTATTCGTTAGCATCTGATGAAGATATTTATAAGAAAAACAGAGAAAATAAATACGGAACAGCTGCACAAACCGCACTATGCTCCAGTTGCAGCTTTACGTAAAGAAGTTGCAGAAGGGCAAGGAAGAAGTCAAAAAGCTATTAAATTAGAAGAACTTCCTGGTGAAGTTTATAAGTATGCAGACGAAAGAAAGGAAGGGGTTGTTTCCGAGTTGGCCAAAAACTCTAAGGGTTTAGACCTAACAAGCCCAGAAAGCATTAATGAGTTAGGTGAAAGACTTAAGATAGACAATTTAGGGACATCTTATAGAGTGCTAAAAAAAGCAGATGAACCATTAGATGAGTTTCTTGTTAGAGCAAAGAATGACCAATATATTGAGAGACAGGTTAGATCTAATCGTCCCTACATGACCGAGGCTGACCAAGTTGCGGCTGACTCGGTAGCTAACGCAAGAAATAGACTAAAAAACTTAAATGAAGTAACTCCTTTTGATATTGAAATATTAGACGCTGCTCTTACAAAAGAAAGAGAGTTATTTAAAAAGTATAATCCTGAAAGACCAAATGGCGCTACTTCTGAAATAGATCGTTTTGTTTCTAAGAAAGAGATCGAAGAGGCAAAGTCAGTTCTTTCAGAATATGACTATGTAAAAAACATTGGCAAAGACGGTAAAAAATACACCTATGTTTATAATGATTATGTATTGCCTAGAAGCCTAACAATGAAAAACTTGGGGGCTGGAGTAACTCCTCTGGATTTTGAAGCTGCTCAAATGGCCAAGCAGTACAGAATGACAAACTCTGCAATGGTTAAACATGGGAACGAGAGACTTAACGAAGTTTCACAGTTCATCCTTGATAGATATCCACAAGAGGGATTTGTACTTAAAAGAGCAATGACAAGCGCAGATCATATTTTTGAAGAAATAAACAATGTTAAAAATAAAGCAATAAACGACATGAATGATGCTGTTGAGCAGGCATTAAATACAGGTGGAATAAAACAGCAAATCACTAACGAAGATATAGCAAACTATATTAAAAACGAGATACTCCCAAAGTTTACAGACAAGACGACTGGGAACCCTGTTGCTGGGCTTGATAAAGAATACAAGGCGATTAGTGATTTTGCAGATGGGTACAGAAGAAATGGTTTTGCAAAAAATAAATACGGCGACATTGTTTATTCACCTTTAAACATAAAAGAATTAAGAGAGATAAGAATAAAGCTAGATGATGTTGCAAAATTTAACAGCAGTAAGCTTGAGCCAAGTGCAATCAGTGAAGCCGCAAGAGATTTAAGGACATGGGTAGAAGATGAAGTTGTTTCTAGGGCCAAAAAGATCGATATTGAAGTGGGGAATAAATACGAAGCTGCAAAGAAAAATTACGGGCTATCAAAAGATGCTGGCAAAATAGTTGACCTTGCCGCCAAGAAAGCCGCAAAAGATTCTAACTTCAGTTTATTCTATTCAGGGGTTGGTTCAGCCGTTGGTGCAAGCGTTGCAGGTGTTCCTGGTGCAATCGTCGGTGGTTTAGTTGGTGGAGCTGCCAGAAATGCCCTGAGAGAGTTTTCAGGTGCATTGTCGGTATTCATGTCTAGAAACCTTGCTAAGAATGTCGAGCAATACGAAAAGTTAATAGACTCAACGGCCAAAGCTTTTTTCAGGCCACTAGAAGCTGGTACTAAGGCTTATATTATTGTTCCAAAGGATAATGATAAAGACATAGCAAAGATTGATTACAAAAGACTTATGGCCGAAATATCCGACCGTGAAAAATATGTGGAGGATTTTGTCGATAAAAATGAAGATCTTTTTGCACAATACCCAGAAACTTCACAAAAAATACTAGATACGACATTGAGAGCAAGAGACTTTCTTCTGACAAAAATACCCCAGAATCCTTACGTAGGAAATCCATGGAAAGAGAAGACGTGGGAACCATCACCATTAGAAATTAATAAATATATGAGATATAGAGAAGCCGTAAATAATCCAAGTACTATTTTAAGACAAATTAGAGATGGTTACGTTACACCGGAAGCAATCGAAGTTTTAAATATGGTTTACCCTGAAACAAAAAATGAACTAATGAAAAGTTTTCTTAATGAAGCCGACAGAGCAAAAAGCTTGCCAGTTTCTAAAAGAGTTGAGCTGTTTAAAATATTTGGAATTCAGCTTGATACATTTATGAGCGGAAAGAACTTTATCGAGGCTCAAGCAGAGTCAAATGGACAGGCACATAAATCTGCCCAGGAAAATGGGAAACAAGATTTTAAACCTCAAAACACATTTAAAACAAATATTGGAAAAAAGGATTCAACGCTCGGAAATAGTACGTTAAGATAATTATAAGTTTTTTTAAAATCCTAGCGGCAACAACCGCGAACTTTACCAAGGAGGGAAGGAATGGGAAGAAAAAATATAGTATACAACTATAAGCCCATAGTGGCCGGCGACATGTCGGACGCTTCAATAACTGGAGACAAGTCAAATGTTGCCCAGTTCGACACAGTAACATACAAATTTAAATGGTCAGGTGGTCAAGCTACTAATGGAGACATTGGCGTTGAATACTCAGACGACGAAGTGAATTGGGACGATTTAGATTTTGGTACAACTATCACTTTAGATGGAGCATCAGGATCACACAGGCTGATAATCAATGAAGTCGGGTTTAAGTTCACACGCCCAAAATATACACGAACAAATGGTTCAGCGACTGGAGCTTTAGAAGTTTCAGAATTCGCGACCAATAAGGGGGCGTAATGGCTACCTACTTATATCCTCCAGTCTCAGTCACAACAATTCCACCAGTGGGCGGAGCAACCTCTGCGAATCAAGTTTTAGAAATTACAGCTCTTGATTCAATAGCAAATAGAACTTTTGTCCAAACTTTATTTTTTAACTATGCATCTACAAGCGTAAGCTCGGCAGCATGGGTGCAATTAATTGCATCAACATCAGACACTATTAAGCACTTAACTTTATTTGAGTCTGGTGGTTATGCTATGGAGATTGGTATAGGTGCGGCCGCTTCAGAAGTGCGCCTCTTTGTCGTTCCTCCTGGAGGATTTAACGGAGAGTTACCTTTCCCGATTCCTAGCGGCTCTAGAGTTTCGATTAGATGCCTTGAGGTGGTTACAGTTTCAACGGGCTTAATAGTGGCCAACTTTTTAAAATAGGTAATACATGAAAAAGCTTTTATTATTTTTAATTATTTTACCAGGGCTGCTTCTCGCAGACGCTGTAATATTTTCAGGAAACGATGTTAAGACTTTAAAGCCCAATATTGACCTATTTGGCGTTGCTAAGATTTTAACCACTTCAACTATACCAACCGCTGGATTGACTGCCCCTAAAGGATCAATAGCGATGTATACGACCACTGGGGATCTTTACTTAAAGACAGGTGCTTTAAGTACTGATTGGACAAAGAACCAAACTGGCCCCGTAAATTTAACCTCAGACGTTACTGGAATTCTTCCAATTGCGAACGGGGGCACAGGTTCAGCAACTCAAAACTTTGTTGACTTAACGACAGCACAAACAGTTGCAGGATTAAAGAACTTCACAAGTGCACTAACGGTTACTTCAAACAGTGCAAACTCTCTAGCGGTTGGCCCTAACGGGACAACTAATCCAGTTTTTCAAGTGGATTCATCAACGGCTTCACAGGCGAACGGATTAAAGATCACAGGGACGGCGGCCGCTGCGGGCGTTAACGTAGCCGCAGTTTCTTCTAATGCTAATGAAGGAATCAACCTTACTTCAAAAGGGACGGGGGCGGTAGCCGTTCAAGTAGGCGGCACTTCTAAATACACGGCAAGTGCTAGCTCGAATGTTTTCTCTGTCTCGACCTCCTCATCTGCGACCAATAGATTTCAGGTAAATTCAAACACCGACACATCCCTAACGGCTTCCAGTGAAGCAACACATACGCATTTTAACCTGTCGCCAACAAGACAACATGCTACTGGAGCGTTAACACTACAAAGAGACTTTAGAGTAACGCCTTCAGCTCACTCTTTTGTTGGAGCTTCAACTTTAACAAATGCGGCGGCGCTGGCAATTGATGGCCCATCTAACGGTGGGACGAATGCAACAATAACCAACTCAAGCGCATTGTATATCCCAACTTCATTAGTGACCAACGTAACTAACTCATACGGAGTAAACGTAGCTGCTACCACTGGAGCAACTAATAATTACGCTGCTGCCTTTACAGGAGGATCAGTAGGTATTGGAACAACTGCTCCGGCTTCATTGTTGCATACATTAGAAAACAACTCGGCCTCTGGAAACTCAAACGGATTAACAGTTGAGCAAGCTGGTACAGGTGATGCGTTAGCTCATTTTCTACTAACGGGCGTTCAAAGATACACTATGGGTATTGATAATTCAGACGCAGATAAGTTTAAGCTAGGAACCAATGCAGACTTAGGTTCGAATAATTTATTAACGATTACAACCACAGGTCTAGTCGGGGTTGGGACTGCAACGCCTAACACATCAGCGGTGAAGACGTTTAACAAGTTGATAGATGTTGCATCTGTTACAGATTCAGAAATAATAGGATTAAATTTAAAGGTTTTGGACGGAATAAATAATAGGAGAGTAGGTTTCTTTTTGGATGATGCTACTGGAGACTATGGATTTGATAGTACTGCTTCGTCTGGCACGCCTAATTTTGTTATACAAAGTGTTGGTTCTGAAAAAATGAGAGTTACTTCGGGGGGAAATGTTGGGATTGGTTTAACCTCTCCTTCCTCAAGGCTGGACATTGCCACTGAAGGCACAAGCAGTACTGCTGCGATTACTGGATACGGAACGTCTTCAGCGGGATTCTTTAACGCCAGGGCAGCAAGGGGGACTATAGCGGCCCCGACAGCTTCTCAGATATATGATAACTTAGGCGGTTTTAATGTTGGTGGTTACGGTGCGACTGCATTTGCTGGATCAAGACTTTCAATTAGAGGGTTTGCTGCTGAAAATTGGACTGATGCAGCTCAAGGAACCTATTGGTCATTCTTAACAACCCCAGCTGGTACGGCCAGTGCAGTGGAAGTCATGAGGCTTAACTCGTCTGGAAACTTAGGACTAGGAACGACCAATCCGCTAGTGAGATTGGACATTGTTGGAACTGCCGCGAATCAATTTAGAATTTCAGATACAACAGCAGATGCGACACAAAAGCTTTCATATATATCTGGAAGACATTACACAAACGCTCAAGCGGATGTACTTCAGATTTTAGGTGGAAATGCTGTTTCTGCAAACACTATGAGCTATGGCGGTGGATCTGGTTCAATGAACTCTGTGACGGAGCATAGATTCTACACGGGAGCAACAAACACAACACTTACAGGTACTCAGAGAATGACAATTAACTCTGCTGGAAACGTCGGGATTGGGGTTACGTCTCCAAATGCCAACGCAATATTAGATGTAACATCAACCACTAAAGCCTTCATGCCACCTCGCATGACCACGGCCCAGAAAAACAGTGTGGCCACTCCGACCGCTGGGATGGTCGTTTATGACACCGACATGAAAGGGATTAGTTTTTACAACGGTACAGCGTGGACAACTACAAATAATAAAAACGTAGCGACTAAAACAGCTAACTATACGGCTCTTCAGTCAGATGATGTCCTTCTCGGAGACGCAACATCTGGAGCAATTACAATTACTCTTCCAACGGCAGTTGGGAATACGGGCGAAGTATTCCATATTAAGAAAATTGATTCCTCTGTAAACGCAGTGACGATTGCAACAACATCTTCTCAGACAATTGACGGAGTAACGACACAATCAATCGGAGTTCAATATAAAAACATTACCGTTGTAAGCGATGGGTCAAATTGGAGCATTTTATAATGAAATTACTAATCTTATTATTTTTAATTAATATCGCACATGCGACCTATGACCCTAGCTTGCAGAATTTGCAGCTAGATATGATGTATAGTGCGAACGTAGTCACAACATCTGGAGCTGTCACTTTAGAGAATAAGGATTTTATCAGCGGGAACTGCTCCGCTGCCAATCCTACCGTGTGTACATTTACATCGGGCATTTTTACAGTCGCTCCTAATTGCGTGGCTTCGGTTGCTTCGGGGACTGGTAATATTGCAGTTATTTCGGCAGTATCTTCTTCTTCGGTTTCAGTTCAAACAAAGACTTCTTCAACCGGGGCCGATTCGGCATCAATTCCGTTTTCACTTGTCTGTCAAAAGCAAGGCGTTGATTACTTAACAGCATCAAGTGCAGTTTACTCAGTTCAAAATCAAAATACTGACATGGTTTCTTATTCTCCAAACGTCTCGAGCACTGGGATTCTTACGAACTCGGGCAAGTGGAGACGCGTTGGCGACATGATGGAGATCGAAGTTTACATTGAATGGAATGCTGGCGGAGGAGGTGGAACATTGCTTATCGATATCCCGTCTGGGTACACGATAGACACTGCAAAAATAGCAAACGCTGTTTCAAGCAGACTAGGAGGAGGACAGTGGTTAGACACTGGGATTGCTTATTATGATGTCTCAGTTGCATACTCGGATACAAATAGCGTTCGCTTTATGCAGACAGGTGGATCGGCTTACCTTGATGGTTCAGCATTCGCGTCTGGCGACCAAATGAGGTTTAACATCATGGTGCCAATTACAGGTTGGAAGACAGCACCATTTGCGATTGCCGCTATTGCCGGATATGGGAATGCTCCAGGGGTTGCAGGAAGCGCGAATCAGTCAGTTGATATATTTTCTTTTACATACGGAACAACGAACGGAACAACGGCCTGTACTGCTTCACCATGCTCATACCTTGATCAAATCGGAACAGCCGTGACCAGTGTTACAAGGATTGCTACTGGTGCATACCAGATGAACCTTCCGAGAACATACGCAAAGCTTAAATGTACGTCTACGATGATGGCACCTGGAGTAATTGAACCCGTGTTCTCTGGCAATTCCGTGTTGAATTGCTCTTCTTGTAGCGCACTGGGATGGGGTTCAGCCAGAAGAGATACGGGCGCAGCAGTAGACAGTAACGGTACAATTATATGCCAAGGAAATTTTTGACCATGGGAAATAAATCAGCACTTAAAGAGATACCAGGATTCCCATTTCAATACATAAGCGAAGACGGACATCTTGTTTCTTTTTATAAAAAACTCTACGAGCCAGCATGTTTTGTCGACAGAGATGGATACAAGCGATATCCAGTTTATAATGCCAATGGAAAACGCGTAGGAATGGCCGCTCATCGCTTAGTGTATGCCGCTTATGTTGGGCAGCTTGTTGATGGTTTATCGATAGACCATTCGGACAACGATAAAAAAAATAACCACTACACAAATCTTGTACAAATGAGCCACGCGGACAATACAAGAAAAGAAAAAAAGGGCAAATCTAACCCTAGAAAAAATAGAAAGCTTTCAGCGGAAGACATAGAAAAGTGCTTCTTATTAAGAGAGAAAGGATATACATATCCCAAAATAAGCACAGAGTTGGGAATGTCCCCTTCAATGTCTTGGCATATAATCAAAGGCAAAACATATTACGACATTTCGGGAGTCACTCATGATTAAAATACTTGTAACAAACAAATTAAGCGGTCAAGTTCAAGAATCTTTAATGCCAGACATGGCAGCGGCAAATGCCTGGATTGAAGAGTGTGAACTTAAAGAGTCTTGGGGTAGGCCTTTTCACGTTATCAATCACTTGGAGCAAGTTAACTTCCAAGAACCCCTAATTATTCACCATGAAGAAGTTATCACTCCAAATCCTGACTTAGTAATTCATCACGACGAGGTTGTAACTCCGGTTGCTGACTTGATTATCCATCACGACGAGGTGATCACTCTAGTTGCTGATTTGATTATCCATCACGAAGAGGTTAGAACTCCTAACCCTGACTTAATCGTTCACCATGAAGAGATTACGGATGAGCTTGGTAATGTAACTCCAGCATGGGATGAATCAGTTCCACAATTAGAAACCATTATCCCTGCATGGGACGAGGTAATTCCTCAAGATCCAATCATCACACCTGCGTTTGACGAAGTGATTCCACAACCTCCAATCGTAACTCCAGCGTTTGATGAGATAGTTCCACAAGCACCAACAATAGTTCCGGCATGGGATGAGTTTATCCCTCAACCAGATATAATTATTCCAGCTTGGACAGAAGAAATTGAAGCTGAATATACAATTGAAATTGTCGATATAACCGCTGAAGTAAACGCAAAAGAACTTCAACGCAAATACGATTACCTCTGGAAGGCAGCAAATGACTTTCAATCAGGACAAATCAGTGGTGCAGCTATTGGGTTGCTCACTATCGGTGTTCTTGCTCAAAAGCCTAAATGTACGGCCGTACAAGCATGGATTAAATCAGTCTGGGTTGAGTACTACACTCGCAAGGCAGGAGTAAATTTACAAAATAACGTAAATTTAGATTTCTCAATTTGCGGAAATGTTCCATATACGGTTCCTGAGTTAATGGAAGAAGTATCAATATGAAGAAGATAACACTGCTATTCTTAGGGGCATTAATAGCAGTCATTGCCATTTATGATGTCTATGTACTGTCTAGCGCAGGCGCAGAGGCAACCATAAGCAGCGTTATCATAAGCCTGTCGCATGATTTTTTAATTATTCCATTCCTTGCTGGAATTCTAGCAGGTCATCTGTTTTGGAGAATGGATTCTAATAAGGACGTAAAGTAATGGGACTGTTTAAAAAACTAAAAAGCATTTTCTCAAAGCCAGCTCAGCAAAGCAGTAAACCTAAATCTCCAATCCAAAAGGTTGCCATTATAGTAGGTCACGGAAACGGAGACAGCGGGGCAATGGGATGGAATGGCGTTTCTGAGTTTGACTATAACTCGGCAGTAGCTAAGTCACTTGAGATATCGGATACAGGAAAAGAGATCAAAGCATTCTATAGGTCAGCATCTGGAATAACTGGAGTAGCAGCATCGGCCGTTAAGTGGAATCCAGACATCGTTATCGAGCTACACTTAAATGCTTTTAACGGCAAGGCAAAGGGCTGTGAAGTTCTATGCCTAGAAGGTGACTTACTATCAGGAGAAAAGGCCAAGAGTTTTTCCAAGTTATTTTGCGAAAAATTCAACAGAGTAAAAAGAAGAGATGCAGGTGTTAATTGGATAGGCTCATCAGACAGAGGTGGATTAAGCCTAAGATCGTTGTCATCTACCAGTTACGCAATACTAGTTGAGCCATTCTTTATAGATAACAAAGAAGAGTGGATTGATCCAAAAGAGTACGCTGCTTTTTTAAAAGAATGGATTAAAGGGTTGTAGGGTATGAGCATCAACGAAATAACACAAATAGTATTATCTACTCTTGGGTGCTTAGGGCTTTACATATTAAACGACTTGAAAAAATCAGTTGATATGGCCACTAAAAGCGTTGGGCAGTTAAATATTAAAGTTGGTGTAATTATCGAGAAGACTGAGCGTCACGATAAAGAAATAGACGACATGAAAGAAAAACAAGAGCAAGCAAGAGAGAGAATTCATGAGCTTGCAAGCAATATGAAAGATTTTAGGTTAAAATAAAAACAGGGGTTAAGATGACCCCTTATTCATGGAGTGAATTATGGTATTTTTAATTGAAAACAAAGCGGTTATCCTGGCAGCTCTTTTAGCCTTATCAGAAGTTTTGGCAGCTACACCACTTAAATCAAATTCAGTTTTTGAATTGGTAGTTAATGCGCTTAAGTCTCTTAAGAAATAGTATTATCAATGGTCGGGCTTTAAATTAGTCCGGCCGTTACCAGGACGTTAACGTGACAGAAGTATTATTTGGCGTACTACTCCAGGGATTAAAGCTTTGGAACTCGAAAGAGTCTTCGAAATACATAGATGAGATTTATCAGTTAAAAAAGGATTGGGTAAAAGAATATGAAAAGTCTCGGAATGCTAGGTCTAATGCTAATCTCGATTCTATTGAACAACGGCTGCGCATCCTGGGCAAGCTCTTCATTGATACCGCTGGAAAGCCGGACGCTTGATATTTGTGAAGATTTAAGCGGATTTTGCTGGCAATATAACAAGTGCGTGAAGAAGTTTCTTGGTATGTGCATGAAACAAGAAGTTGCTACTGAGAAAATAGAAGTCGAATTTAAGGATAAAGTTAAAGCAAAACAATTATACGATATGAACTTTATTTTAAAAGTTCGAGAAAAACCACTTTGAGGAGTTATATGAAATTATTATTAGTCGCTATTTTATCAATGTTTTCAGTGGCCCAAGCAGCTACGTGGCAATACGCAACACCAATCGCCTCTCCAATTACAAATACGACTGCCGTTGCTCTTAGCGCAGCCGCTACTAACGCAAGAAACTATGTCACTGGAATTCAAATTGTGAACACTCATGCAACTGTTTCTTCAATTGTAACGGTTCAAGACGGAACAACTGTCATTTGGTCTGGGTATGTTCCGGCAATCACGGCTGCGCTTCCTGTTGTTCTTGTAAATGTTGATTTCAAGACTCCACTAAAGGGGTCATTTGGAACTGCTATGAATTTCAAGGTAAATACTACTGGTGCCAATGTTATCGTTTCAGCTCAAGGATACACTGCTCTTTAGATAAAAAAATCCCTCTTGGAGAAAGCGTTTTAATGCATAATCACAAGAGGGATAATTAAAGAAATAATTATGGAATTATTTCTTTTTAGCTACTGCTTTTTTAACAATAGTTTTAGCCGCTGATTTTGCCGCTACTTTTTTTGCTGGTGCTTTTTTTGTTGCTACTTTTTTCATCTTAAATTCTCCTAATAATATAAAAACCTGAGTGACTCACTCAGTTTAAATAAATAAAAGTAAATGTGTCAACATTATGTTTTGTGCTTAAAATAAACTGCTATTTTTTTGATGTCATTTAAATGGTAAAGGTAATAAACATCATTGACCGTATTTTCTGGCATATTTGGAACTTCTTCGGCCTTAGAGTAAAGCCTTTCTGGGTGGTTGAAGTGGTCAACAGGAAAAGAGTTTTCGATTATCTTAGTCTCTCCAATCATTATCACTGTCCATTCTTTAGGGGTGTACTCTTTCTTTTTAAAAAAGCTAATCATGATAAAATCTCCTGCGGTGGCTGACTTCTAAGCACTCTATTGTTAAATCTGACAAATTTCAAAAGGGTCATTAATTCAGAAATAGAACCACTGATTTGCTTAGTTGTTCTTCCTTCCAAATGGGTAATCATTAGCTTGTTCTTGGTTGATTTCTTAGCCTCTTCAATGTCACTCTCTTTAGTTGAAAAGCCTTCTTTATCCATAACGCTTAAAACAACATCGGAATACATATTGAGGATGATTAAATCCATTATTCTCAGCGCTCTCATTTTTGCTGAAACTTTCCTCTTGTCACTGATATTAATCACACTTGGAAGAGATCCACTAAGATCCATTAATCACCCCTTATTAGTATTTATTGGGAAATATTAGAAATTAAAAAATGAATGAGCAAGTCTTAAACAAGGATTCCGTACCATTCTTTTTCAATTACCAACCTTGCACTTAATGCGTCCTCGTAAGACTTAAATGACCCTATGTGGAAAAAAGTATTATTAATTCCAATTTCGGCAATATATGAGAATCCCCTAAGCCTTACACCAGGTCCTGGTTTGATTGTTTTATTTTTCTGCTGGAGAGAGTGTGTTGCCCATCTAATATTGTGTGGGCAGTAGCCTCTTTCATTATTAACCCTGTCTAGTGATAAATTGCCATCTGGCTTGCTTCCAATGTCTTCAAAGAAAACAAGTGGATCATTAAGCCATTGCTGACAAACAAATATCCCCCTTCCTCCATAATATATAAAGTCTTTATCAGATTCCTTATAACATCGCTTTACCATATTGGTGGAAATTCTATATCTGCAATCTTTTGATCTACCGTCATGCTTTTTAACTGGTCTTTCGTAGTATGTTGGGAATGAGCAATTACAATTACTAGAATCCATCTCTCCTCCACTTTTTTACAACATCACAATAAAACCAATCGTTATCTATAAGCCATTTTTCAACGGCCGGGAAAGTGTTGGCCATATACACAGTGCCCTTTAAATGGAACTCATTATGACAATGTTGACATACAGGAACTAGGTTCCAGTGATCAAATTGAAATTCTTGGTAAACCTTCCTAGTCAGTAAATGGTGCAGGCAATTCTCATTTTCAACACAATGGCCGCAACAAATACAAGGAAGATCTGTTTTGAAATTCTTAAGCTTTTTCATTCATCCCCACAAGAAAACTCGGCAACGCTAGATGTGAAAAAGTTTATATATTTTGCCATGCACTTATCTGGGTGACGTTGGTGAAATATCAGCAAGATCACCGTGCTTATACATATAACCCAAGTCATCGCCAAAGCAATTAATCCAGAAAGGACAATAAAAATTCTTGTAATCATTTAATATTCCAGTCTATCGTTTCGCCGACTATTCTATTTATTTCCACACAGGCACTTCCTGGCATTACCAGGATCTTTCTTGTGAACTCGCTGCGATTAACCTCAATTGTTTCTGTGAGTTTTTCATTCTTTGCTTCACACTCCATTCTGGTTTTATAAACTTCTTTAACGGTAGAAGAGCAGTTAACCTTTTCGGAGTGTATCCCCGCAACCATAGCATTTTGATGGACACCTTTTAGACACAGCACTGAAACCAAAATAAATCCATTAATCATTATCATTCTCCTCTATATACTCATTAACCTTTTCCCAAACTGTTTCATACATATTGGACTCCTCTGCATTTCCATGCTTAATTTTATTTCTGAAAACATTCCAATACAGCTCTCCTACTATTCGAGAGGTCTTCCTAGCGTTGGTGATGATTTTTAACTCTTCTTCATCTTCGCATTGGATCGTTATTGTAAATTTCATGGGAATAATTCCTTTTTCAAATTAATATAAGTAGAACTTGAATTAGTTCCAAAAGCATCCATATATATTTTATCAAACTCACTTTCACTGATTGTTCTAGTTTTCTCAGGTGCTTCAAACGATATTTTTATTTTCTTATAGCCTTTGCCACTAGCAGGTTTTTCGTTTAAAAACTTTATTATATCTAGATGTAGGTAACTAGGCCTAGGTTGATGAAGCAAACTTCTAATCGCATATGAGCTGTTTATATCGATCCATAATTCATGTTCTTCTTTCACTTCTCTCTCCTTGCCTGAGTTGCTATTCTAATATAGTGCTCAACCTCTTTGTCTCTAGCTTCATATGCCAGTTTCATATAAGCACAATGCTTTTCATATAAAGCAGCATCTCCAAAATCTACGCTAAATATCCACGATTCAAACGGCATTGATTTAACTGGCTGCTCTAACTGCTCTTTCAGCGAGGCGATTTCTTTCTTCTGACCCTCTATCTCTCTGACGTATGGTTCGATATAATTTAAATACTGTAAAGCTATGCCGGAATTGATTCCATTGTTAACATCATCACTCATTTTAATTTCTCCTCCAATCTTATTGCGCTTTCTAGATCAAAGCAGTTTTCGTTATATATCATTTCCCACAGCCAGAACAAATTAGCCTGATCGATTAATTTACTTTTAGGAGGAAAGCATTCAACAAAAAAAGATTCTTTTCCAAATAGCTCGTCTTTGATTCTTTGCTTGTCTGACCAAGAAATATTTGCAGATTGGTCATGTCTTCTTATTCCTAAAACTTTCTGACCATTGTCATTGTAAACTTGAACAGAATAAATATTATTAGCGTAAAAAGCAAAAGCGTTTGCCATTCTTTTTTGTCTAAAATCAAGTGATTTGTCTTCCCACTCGCCCCACTCACCAGTTTTCACAACTGCCTTTACTTGTTTTTTAAATGCTGAGGCTTTAGCTCTTCTCATTTGTCGATTATCCATTAATCCTCCCTATCTATAAAAGCGGTGTTCTCATATGTCATACTCCCAAACGTAAACTAGATCTTCATAAGGAAGATTCAACACAATAGCTCTTCTCCTAATCTTCTCAAGCCAAATAACTTGCCCTTGCTGAAACACCGGATGCCATGCAAACCATTCATGCCATTGCGATAGGCGCTTAAGCTTTTCGGTCATTGTTTCGTATCGCCATTTCACTTGAGCTGTTCCAGTACTTTTGTGGCGATCTTTTCACCATTTATCAATAAACCCAGCCTTTCCGCCCACTGTATTTTCTTCAACACCTCTTTTGCCAACGCTAGCTTATGCTCAAGTTCTTTATTTCCTATTTTTATGCCATCAATAAATCCATGAATATAGCTAGCTGATTCGGGAACTGACTCGGCAATGCTTGCAATCTCTTGCCAGGAAGACCTTGCTTCTTGTTTGTATTTTTCATCACTCATTCGCACTCTCCTTTATTATCCGTCTAACTAGCTCCAACTTATGCGCCTTCATTAGTTGATATTTTAAATATGATACATTAACCCCAAAATGCTTAGCTATTCCCTTCATTGTCTTATATAGAGGAGCTGTAAATATTACTTGATCTATATTCATCTATTGTTCCTTTTTAAATATATCGGCTAAATATGTCTTAAGTGTTTTCAGCCTCAACGTCTTTCTTTCACCAGTATCACAAATTAGGTTAAATCTATCCTCATGAGCAGAAAGCTCACCAGAATCTGATTTTCTTGAAACTATCTTTTTAAAGCAACCTAAATAGTCCAGCTTGTAAATAAAGTAAAACAGCGAGAATCCACTCAGTGTAAATATTCCATTATCGAAATCTATTATTTCAATTTCCCAATGATTTCTTGCATCTTCAATCTCAATAGTTCTAATGTTTTTGTTTTTTCTTCCAGGTTGCTTTTTTTCCAAAATCTTTGGCCATTGTTTACTTTCTTCTTTTGACAACTTAAACACTCCTTTTCGTCGTTAACGTATGTAAAAACTCCACAACATTCGCACTCTTCCATGTCTAACCCTCTAGCTATAATTTGGAGATACGCTTTTTTAATTATCTTTGCGCCTTCTTTTTCCTCTTCCCTGGTCAACTTCTTTACACCTGCAAGCTTAACGATGTCACGCATCTTGAACCTCTGTTGCCTCCTGGAAAAACTTCCAATCAGGAGCAGAGATTGATTGAAAAGTTGCAGAGTATCCTTCATAAGTTCCTGGGTTGTCAGTATGAAGCTTGAACTTCTTAAGTATTCTTTTATAGCTCTTTCTTCCAATATCTATAGAAGCATCGCAAAGAGTATAAACACCAATCAAGTAAGGCGGCTTTTTTTCAATTGCAACAAAGTTAAAGCTTAGGAACGGAACACCATTAGAAGCGGCTATGTCTCCATAGAATGCAGCTTGTCTGTGATAGTTATACTTTCCAATAGACTTCTTAAATCCTTCAGGGCTGGCATCGTCAGTCGTTTTAATATCAAAGAAGTGGCCTTTGTTTTCCAGGTCAAGCTTAGACTTGCATTTTACGCCCTCTAAATTGGCCGTATAAGCGCCCTCGTTTTCTGACCTATGCAATATGTTCTTTGCCATAGGATGCTCTAATATAGCGGCTTTCATCCCTTTAATTGTATCAAAATCAGCATATCTAATAATGTCTTTACCGTCAGCAGCAGCAATCTCTAACTCTGCCTTAATCTTTTTTCCTTCAATTGTTCTTCCGTCATAATCAGGAGCAACAACAAAGTTTTCCCAAAAAGTAGGTTCTTCTAATATGTATTGGTGAAAAGCAGATCCAAAGATCATTGCGTCGGTTCTTGTGGTTCCCATTTTATAATGCATCCAAGACTTTTCAATATTGCCCAACTCAGAATTTCTAACTGCTTTAATCTCGTTATATTCCTTTTCTGTTATCGTTCCTAGTTTACTCATTTTCATCTTCCTTATTAATTAAAAGTATTAATTCTTCATCATAGTCAAAAATCATTATTTCCATTGTTACTTGATCCATTTGTCCACCAACTTTAAAAATGTTTTATACTCTATAGACGTAAGGCGTGGAGTAACTGGCATATTGTAATTTCCTGCAATGTTCGTAAGTGTTATCTTTTTAAGGAAGTAATAATCACACTTTGGCTTTTTAAATTCCGAGTGATTGTTTTTTAAGAAAGTATTAAATTCTGCTAAGTTCATAAATCCCCCTTATTCGTCGTCAACTACGTTGCCAGTTGATTCGATAACAACATTTTTTCTCATAAGCACTTTTAATAATTCGGCAACTTCTAAGTCACTAGGTAAGTTATCGGCATCAACATTACCGTTATCATCTACCCAGAAAGTTCCAATAACTTGCTCGATTCCTTTATCTTGGATTTCCATTGTTGCGTGTTTGATAATCATTTGTGTATAGCTCATATAGAATCCTTTGTTTAAGTTTCTTTGTTGAGGCTATACTGACTCATTTGAGTCGTTAGATCAATATGTTTTTGACTTTGTTTTCGATTATTGTTTGAAATTCGTCTCTTTCTAATATCTTAAGGCTAAAAATAATTGAGTCTTTCCCTAGCCATTTAATATCTTCAGAATGAACGATATCTTTATCATTCAAGCCCATGCCTTTAAAAATAGCATCTTGAACCATTTTCTTTCCATTCTCTAAATCCGGCACTGCTGAACTTATAGTTTTCTCTTTCTTTGTAAAAAAGTTTTCATAGAAGAAAAACCATTGGCCCACTAAAACGTGCTTCTTTGGATCGAACTTAGATGAAAAGTTTAAACATGCTCGACTATTAGCACTTAGAATTAGCCCGACGGCTTTTAAGAAGTTCTTTTGATGTTCAGTCTTATAAACAAAGCCCTTTCCGTATCTCTGAGATTGGAATGTGACTGCTTTTAAAGGGATTCTGAAAATGATTTCATCGGACAATTAGTCATCCTCTCTTTTGCCTAAGATTCGTTGAATAATTTCGACTTGCTCCTCAATGGAAAGCTTTTTCTTATCAGTCATTTACTTTTCCTATAAGGAATTAATATTTATTAAACGATAAAAATTATAAATTATGAAGTAAAGTAAAAACATACAGCTCGGCTTTAGCCGATGCCCCCAACCGGAAGGTTGCCCCCGGAGGGTTCCTGTATTTAATAATTAATGGCGAGTTTAAGCCTACCCTTGTCTTTTAGAGTAAAAAATCGAGAGGCAGCAGCTTTGATATTAGTTCATCGCCTATAAATGAGTGTATGTTTTGCTTTCCGCTAGAGGCTTCTGGTTTTCGCTTCTCTAGTAATCGTTTAATAGTTCCACTTTCCTCCGTGTGAAACATCACCCCGACCCCCTTCCCATGCCGCTTTTAGTGGCTCGCTTGCTTTTGCGATGGTATTTTTTACGGGCAAAACATAGGTCAATCCAATTATAAAAGATTTGGGAACTTGAATTTCGTTGGATTCACGACAAGCATTGAAGTGAATTTGACAACGAAGAGAGGTTAAAGTATTCTGCGCCTATCAGTCAATAAGAAATTATTAACTGATATCAAGACACGACAAGCACCTCAGAGCCTCCTTTATTGGGGGCTTTGTTGTTTTTAAAGCGAGGAGTAATTATGCCAACATCAAAGGAATATCCATACACCTTAGAAAAATCAAATGGCGGAAATTACTGGAAGCCGCTAACTCCATCAAAGAAACAAATAGAGTTTTTAAATAAAAAAGAACTGATTGGGAAAATAAATGCGTCAAAGATAAAGCATTCTACTCATGGGTTAAATAACAGACTTCCTGCAAGCTTAAAGCTTATTAGGTTCATAAGAGCAAAGGGACTAGAAGTAAACGGCACCATGAAGCGATTTGAGGCCATAGATTTGATAGAAAGCCTTGGTTTCAGTGTAGATATGAATGACATGATAATAAAAGATGAATAAAAAAACCCCAGATTTCTCCAGGGTCTTATTAAACTAAACTAATCAGGATTTTGTTGTTAAAATCCATTACTCTTAATATTTGTGCTTATCTATACGACCTCCTTATTAAAATATTTTAATCTGTAAGCTTCTACTTCTTTTAAGTTTGGGTTATCCACATGATTTATTAGGTCTAAATATGCTTTTTTCCCATGAATATGCTCAATTCTTTCCTTTAAGAAGCGCTTCTCTTCACTTACCAGATAAAGAGTCGTGTTTCTTCTCTGAGCTGACTCTGCATAGTTTGAACATCTTTCCTTAAGAGAAGACACCAGCGCCTGAAGTTCACAAAGCTTCTTAGCTTGATTTTCAATCTTTTTCTGAAGATATACGACACTGCCAGGATTAGAATAACTAGCTGTCACTAACCACCTCCTGAGAGAATGTCTCGGTTAGCATTCTGGCCTTATCAGAGGCATCTAAAGACCTAATTTGCTTTCCTGGGTTGTTATCCTTATCTTCTAAATACTCGACGACTTCAATCCCCTTAATAGCATCTGGAGCAATCATTTTAATGGCCCTTACGTCCGCTCTTCTCCAAAGCATATCAGTCGGATGCTTACTCCATACCCCATTAGTTGTTCTTGAGGTATCCTTGTCATCCATCGTGTAAAAAGCACCCACTTCTAGGTTGTATCCCTTTCTTTTATAGTAAACTTCACAGCCAAAGATCGACTGACCCTTTTTAGGTCTAAGGATTAACTCTCCAGATTCATCAAAGAATGAGACTCTTTTTCCTTCTATAAGCCCAGACCCCATGACTAAGCCGATTAGAACATCACCAAAGATCGCAGGTTTATTTCCTACGACATAGAAGCAACTAAGGGCAGAATTGGGCAAATCTAAATCTTTGCAAAGTTGGATCGCCACAACCAATTGAGCTGCATTCTTAAACGTCTCAGAAACAAGTCTTTTATCGATAAGCCATTGGGCATAGGTCATTTGTTCAGAAACGGAATTAAGGGCATAAACACCATTCTCAACTGCCATTCCCGGGCCTCTTTGAACTTCTTTTTTCTCTTGTATTTCTAATTCCATTAGTGAATCCCCCAATAAGTCTCAATTGCTATTTTTGTTAAAAGTAAAAAAAATCCCGTTGTTGTCATAAATAGAAAACCATTCCACTTTTTGTGAAACCAATACGCCTTTGGCTTCTCCATTGACTTCATAAGTCTAAACGACTTAGATACTTCATACATTAGACGCGCGTTAAATGCCATAGGATCGCGCTCCATTGTGTTCAGGATGACATCCCTGGAAAGCTCATAGAGCTCTCTTTCTGTAATTTTCACTCTCGGTTCAGTTTCCATCGTTCCCCTCTAACTGTTTAAGTTCATTTTGATACGTAATAAATGCCTTTTTAGAAGACAAAAGTTTCATTTTTCCGTCTGAATTGATTTTACTTTTCAAGTAGAAAGTCATATTCAAGCGAGTCTTAGAAAGATCGCCTTGGTTCATCATTGCCAACGAAGACCAAGACCATACTGAGAATAAATCCTTCTGGAGTTCGGTTAAAACGGCTCCAGATTCTTTGAAGTTGTCACGCCCACCCTTAACGTAATCCATAAGTTGACCAATTTCCTTTTCAGTTAACTCTTCAATTGATTCCATTGGAGCTATTAGGTTAAAAAAGTCCGCACAGTCTGGAAAACGATCTTTGCGCTTTGCTAGATACCCACAAGCTTCCATGATGTCCGAGCAAGAAAGTTCAGCAAGTAGAAATTTAGCAAGCAAAGCAATCTGTTTTTCCTCTGCTTTATGGTTCTTAAGGATCGCAAGCTGTGTTAATGAGTGACAAATCTTAATGAAGTCATTTTCCATTAACTTCCCCCTGGTAAATACTTTTCAAACGAATAAGAAGCCATCTCATCGCTTTTGCCTTTGTGTGAAGGGCCTGATTGATTTAAATAACCTTCGAATTTAGGGGAGAATAGAGTCTCAGGGCGCAAATACTTCTCCATATTCGTTCCTTTCCACTCCTCAACCTTTTTATCGATGACTGTTTTAAAGTCTTCTAAGGTGAAATTCTCAGGTGGAGACATCCTTGCCTTGATAGATACAAGGTCAGCAGGCTTTCCTTTATATCGGGTTCCTGCCTTCTCATTAAGATAGTCGATAATCTCACGAGGGATTGAAGGTTCGACCACAACCTTTTTCTTTTTGACGTTAGTAGCAACGCCCTTACCATCTGGAATGAATAAAAGTCTAAAGTACCTCTGATTCAATAGCTCCACCGGCAAGCTTCTGATGCATCTAGTAGCTCTTTGATATGCAGCTCGACGGCTAATCCCGTCAATGTGCGCATATAACCAGCTAGAAAGCTCAGGCAAAGTAAAAACACAACTCTCTCTGTTACCCTTAATAAGCAAGGCAACCTCATAGTTATTCATAAATAGACACCTCCAAAGCACATGGGAATCCTCCTTTGTTGTAGGAATACACTAAAGAACTATGTTTCCTATCGATTAAATTTATATGAGAAGTCTGATGAAATTGGGTGGTTTAGACAAGGGTAAAAAACATTACAAAATGTTACTTTTCAAGTTATTGATTACTCGTCAGATACTCGGGAAATACTCGGGAAATACTCGCTTAACAATGCGCGTCAATTATGTACCTAACTTATTGTATTCACATTCAGATTTGGATCCGAAATTGCTTGTTGAAATTTTATTGCATTACCCTTATCCTGATACCATCAGTTATAAGGATCAACAATGCTATCAAACTCTGCTTTCGAGTACTTCGCATCTCTCTATGACCCCAACTATTGTTCAAGAATGATCAAGTTTTGCGCTCAAGGACGAAGCCCCGAGGCGTTTGCTGCTGAGATTAATTCAACGCCCGAGGTTTTTGCTTACTGGGCAAGATGCCACATTGAGTTCGAAGCTTCTCTACACATTGCTTTTTGGAAGTCTTATTCCTGGTGGGAAGAAAAATCGATGTCCCCCGACATGCTTCAGACCAAGGGGTTTGCTCCGATATTCAATGCAGTTATGAAAAACAGATTCAAGTGGAAAGATGGGCAAGAGGATCTTCAAAAACTGGTCAGGAACATGAACGACCAAGACCTGGAAACCCTGGCAAGGCGACTGCTATCAGAAAAATCAGTAAGTATAAAAAGAGAAGAGGAAGAAGATGAAGAGCAAGACTAAATATAGGCTTCACAACCTAGCAAGCAACGAAATTATAAACATGGAAAGCGAGATTGAGTGTTGCCAGGCAATCGACGACCTAAAGCTCTTAGACGGCCAGTATGAAGTTACTGTGACCGTATCCGAGACTGAGCTAGTTGATATGGCCCACGCCCTTTCTCTTTATCGCCACAAGAAAAATAAAAAAAATAAAGATGTTTACGCTGAAACTCCAAAGGGTGTTCCAATAGACATTGTTGGAGAAGTAATAGGATGAAAACGGTACTTAGAAAGTTTAAAGAGACAGACAGAGACTTCATTACCAGGAGCATTCTGATGTCATTTATGAACGGTTCAAAAGAAGTTCAGAAGATCAATAGAGACTCTTACATGAGAGCGCATAATACCACGCTAAACAAGCTCCTAGATAAGTGCGAGTGTATAGTCTCATGCGACCCTGAAGACCAGGATTTAGTCTATGGATTCGCCTTATATGACAATGGTGAAGTGTTCGATGTGCTTCATTATATCTACGTTAGAAAGACTTTTAGAAAAAACAGAGTAGCTGCTGAACTATTAAGCACCATTCAAAACAAAAGAAACCTGGCAATTTCACACTTAACCGATGACTTCCGACCTGCACGATTAAAAAAGTACTGGGAAAAAGTCATCTATGATTGTTACTTGAGGATAGTATAATGAAATTAAATTCAGTTGAGTTTTATCAGTCAGTAAGGCTTTGGAATAACCAAGAGAAAAAGACGGTTGATTTAACAGTCGTCACAAGCATTGACCTCCAGGATCACCTTGTTGAATTGAGGCTTGATGGCCAAAGCGAAATAATAGTCATTCCCACGGCAAACATGCGCCACGGAAGATTTGGAGAAGTAAAGACCGAACAACTTGAAAGCTGCATTGCAGAAGTTGAGACTTCTCCCGTCTTACCTGAGAAAAAGAGTAAAAAGAAAAAATGATCGTATCTGGTCAGATCGACATAATGGGGTCACTTGCTGAAACCAAGTTAACCCCACAAGCTATTTTTGAAGAACTCGCTCAAAGAAGAGGGCTTCGAGGAAAGATAAAAAGATCTCCAGAGTTTTTAAAGCAGAATGAAATATTAGACGACCGAGCTAGCAGGTGGAAGGCGCTTAACTGCACCAGGCGTGGGGCTAAATCAACCACCGAGGCAATGGATCACGTCGAGATTTGCCTTCAATATCCTAAATCAAGAACTGTTTACATGGGGCTTACGCTCGACTCTGTAACGGAAATCATTTGGGATGTATTTAAAGAGCTAAACGACACAAACAAACTAGGATTAAAGTTCAATGGAACAAAGAAAATTATCTTCTATCCAAACGGTTCGCGCACAAGACTTTTTGGCCTCGACTCTAGTGCGAGACAAATGGCTAAAATCCTCGGGCAAAAACTGCGCAAGGCTAGCGTTGACGAGGCTGGATCAATCACCATTGATCTCGAAAACTTCTGTTTTCAGAAAATCAGACCCGCGCTCATTGACTTGGCTCCTAATAGTTGGCTCACGTTACTTGGAACCTGTGAAAATATTCCCAATACCTACTTCGAAAAAGTAACCAAAGGAGAATGTGGAAACTTTGAATGGAAAATCCACAAGTGGACAACCTATCAAAACCCATTCATTGCTAAACAGTGGGATGCAGAGATCAAAGAACTCATGCTTAAAAACCCAAAGATTGTTGAATCCTCTGCGTTTCGTACTCACTATTTAAATGAATGGTGTTCAGACGATGACTTGCTAATTATTCCAGCTTCTAAAATGGAATTCGTCGAAGCACTTCCAAAGAATCCAAAGACAGGCAAGGACTATCAAGATTGGCACTACATCCTAGCGGTCGATCTTGGTTATAACGATGCCACAGCTTACTCGCTAATCGCCTGTAATTGGCATGTCCATGACTCTTATGTGCTCATGACATTCAAAGCGACTGAGCAAGACTTTACCGACGTAGCCAATTGCATAAAGAAAATTAAAAAAGATTACCCTATTGGATCGTTAGTTGTTGACGGAGCAAATAAACAGGGAATCGAAGAGATGAAAAAGCGTCTCGGTTTGCCCGAGATAGAAATAGCAGAGAAGACTGGCAAGGCCACATATCTCCGCTTACTAAGAGATGAAGTAATCACCGGAAGGCTTAAGTTTATCAAAGGAGCAACAGATCCTTTAAAGGTCGAGTGGATGAGTCTCCAATGGAGCGACACCGACAAGGACACTGAAGATCAACGCTGTCAAAACCACTTATCAGATTCAACTCTTTATGGGTGGAGAAAGACATTCGCCTTAAGAGCTGATGAGCATAAGAGAATTCCAAAAGAGCACGAAATTGAATACGAAGAATATTTAGAAGATCTCGAAGAATTCAAAAGGGAACCAATCTTCAACCCATTCTTCCTTGAACAAGATACCTTTTTCGGTAGCAATAATGTGAAGTCCATCATTTGTATCTTCTCCTGAAGGAAGCTTCCACGCTT